ATCTGATTCTGGTTGGACAAAATCAATTCGCATATTGTCATCTCGTTATGCCTTGAGAGTTCCTGAGATCAACCACAATCGCTGTCCATGAAAAATACATATCCAAGCCCTAGGTGGCGTTGGCCAAGGCTTTATCAGCCCAAAAATTGATCAAAAAACTGTACTGGTAAAACTCTCCTACGTCGCCCACCCTGACTGTTTTTGGTGATCTGCAGGTAATATCACTAAAATTAGCATTACGAAAAATATCACCTAATGCATCTGAGTACCCTTTGGCAGTTTGTGTACCAGTACCTGTAGGGACCATAATCGGAATATGAATAATACCAATAATCCTATGACAAGGTATACCCGCCATACTGATTTGGTTTGAATCAACCTCATCAATTAACAAACGAATAAAAGCTGTACTTGCATCTGGAGTATAAGGAACATTATCCCAAGATATATCTGTGGATGTCCAATTAGTAGATAACCTACCTTCTATTGCTGCACGTATGTCTTGTCTAAATCCCATTATTTATCCCACTCAGTTGTGGTTGTTTTAACAGATTGTACATGTTTTTCAATATCATTCAGTGCCTTCAACGCTGCTTTTTCATAGACTAAGTATGGCCCTTTTCCATGCCAACCAGCATATTCAACATTCCTTGCCCAACTATAACCATATTTTGAAGAATAACCAACTGAATTTGAAATAGTGATAGTATCTGTGTCTTTGATATTTTTAAGTTTAGTCAGTTCAGCACGGGCACGGTTACGAGCAGATTCTAAAGAAATTCCCTTCTTCTCTACAAACACAGTATCACTCGTATCTTCTTGGTTAACTCCAATACGGTGACTTGCTATGTAGGAACCAGTTTTATATGGAGCTGGTTCATTATTGATAATATCATTCATCGCACCTTTGGCTGTTTCTTCCAATAAAGCACCCATCTTTCCTTTGACATCTTTGATGATCTTATCAAATTGGAGATCATATACACGCGAATTGAATGGTTTCCATGTTGCCATTATGTTTTCCTAACGAAGATTTCAAAAAGAGCTTCGGCTGGATCAACTTCCCACCAAGTGACGTTCCACCTTTCACTACTAATAGTCACATAATCACCAACTTTGGGTGTGACTGAGATATCGTTATTTGCAACCAAGAGCTTTCTATCTGTCATTAAAATGTCTCTATCTTGGATTTCGTCTGAGTTAATTTCATCAAAGATGGTTTTTATTGTTGTATCTGTATCACCTGACTCTGTATTTGTACCTGTTGCTGGATCGTAAGAAAATGTACCCAAAGAATGGTAGGCCAAGCCAGTTGTGGCTACGTTTCCGAAACCGTCGATAATTTGACTAGCCGCACTCTGAAATGTTTCTTTCAGGCCCATAATTAACTATCCCAAATTTATATCATTCAAATAAGCAAATTCACCAAATAATTTTATTGCCATACAATTATAAGCCATGGCGGCATGTTCTTCTGAATCAAAAAAAGCAATGTAGGTTCTATTACCTTTTTTCATAATAGAACTTGACCATTTTTTATGTGATTTATTCCAACCAACACCTTTATATTTAGAGGTACTATTTTTTCGAGGCCCAATGTTTATCCCATTTTGTGATCTTGTTGCGTACCTAAGATTGCATTTTCTATTATCTAATGGATTTCTATTTTTATGATCAATAGTCAACAGTGGTGATTTTAATGGGAATAAAATAAATCTACTAAGATATAACTCTGTATTACCTTCATAAACTTGACTTCGTGTTACGTATCCATATGAAGTTAGACCCCACTTATAATCTTTTACTTTTTCATAGTCTTCCAAGTCTATAATAGCTTCAGCTTTTGGATTGCAATCTTTGTCATACAAAGTTATATAGCAATCATTACCATCAAATCTAAACTCATTTAGATCATATTGTGTGCGTTCTAATATTTTTCCATTACTTAGTGCCTGCATTGAATGCTTAGAGCAATAACCATTCGAACTATGTGGGAGTCCACATCCATCAACACTACAAATTCTGGGTGGTTTGTCCAAATATGTTTCTATTATTTTCCCGTATCTATGCATCTGCATTGCGTGTCTTGCACAATAACCATTACTCTTAATATTTACACAACATCCTTCCACTTTACAAGAATCTTCAACTGTTTGTATTATTTTTCCATACTGTTCCATCTGATTGTGGTGCTTTTTACATAACTCGTTAGAATATATTTTGGTATAACAGTCTTTTACTTTACATGTCGTAGAGAGTTTATCAAAATAAGTTTCAATAACTTTACCATTTCTTCTTATTTGTTCATAGTGTCTAGCACAGTACCCACATTTACGCATTGGTGCATCACAATTTTCTACTTGACAGACCTTTTTCTTTTTGGTAGACTCTAAATTAGCCATGATTTTATCTCCTTTATAGATAAAGTTATTGGTTAGAAACGGTATAGGACTGATCTCCTGTGCCGTTTCGTTATATATAAATGTTTCTTTCAGGCCCATACTACTTTCGCTCCAGAGTTCTTGGAAGAGAAGCCATCTTAGTTCCGTAGGGTAATAACATCTGCCAGACCGAATTTGGCATTGTTGGTGTTCTGTCATATTTATCAATTACCATTGCTAAGCTACCTGCTTTTATACTTTTAAACCCGAACGTGTCGCTATCCGATGTGCGATCATCTTGAGATAGGAAATATGCCATAAAGGAAGTTCCTCTCTGAATATCAATAGGAATATCAGTAGAGGTTACATCTTCATCATTCTTATCCACCACATTATCACGAGGCCAATCTAAAGATTGTGTTGTCGAGTTCTTTGTGCCGATCCAATCCATCTGCTCATCGATTAAACTTGTTGCATATATTATACAGGCAGTTTGATTTATGGTCGATAAAGAACTCCAAGTAGCTGTTATATGTATGTTTTCAGAAATATATAGCGCACAGGTACTAAGACTGGAGTAGGCATTTGAGGTCGCCAATCCAGGACTATTTATCAAAGTTAAACTCATTTTAACTTACCCCATATTGTGCCCTACACCGTGAAATTGTAGTGCTGGACATCACAAATTCCTTTATTCGAACCCATTACTTTTAAATATCTTTTCAACTCTATGATCAATGCGATCCAATGTTTTCACCATATTTGTTGTTCGCTCTCCACATAATTCCTTGTCCATTTTGCCTTCATCAAGTTTATTAATCTTTGCTTGCTGTACTTTGATAACTATTCCAACCAAACTAACAAATCCACCAGCTGCTACTATCTCACCCCACATTATCTGTACCTCTAATTAGTGTTGAATCCCAATTAACAGACTCAGGTTTGCTGGTTTTGTACATAAGATACTGCACCACAATTTATTATCATGTGGAATCATAGGAGCAGTAACTTGTATAGGCACATTTCCAAGTAAATTACCAGCTTTAATATAAACAACCTCAGTTAAAATAGCTGCATTTTCAAATGAACTATTGCCATAGTGAAAACGAATACGATAAAGTTCATTTGGCATATTTGCTGCCGTTAAACAGATCCTATTAATATAGTAATCAAAATCAGCGCCATCAGATAGTTTTACTGATTCCCCAAACTTATTTTCAAATTGTGTAGACACCAGCCATCCAATATTTGATTCAGAATTAAAATCTTTGCCATACCAATATTCTCTGGTATGTAGATGGTCTTCAACTGCTTTGACCTTTTGTATTACATCAGCAACAACAACACCCATTTCATCTATTTTTTCTACAAGTACTTTACGCGCACCAAAATTAGAATTCATCTTATCCAAAATAGGGGTTACAGACATTTGTAGGTTATCAACGGTTTTTTGAAGCGATGCAACAGTTTCTTGTATCTTAGTAATATTCCCATCCGTCGCCCCTATTTGTAGAACATGAGGCTGAGCCTGGTTGCACTTTCAGAAATAATACCAATAGTAGTAGCTGTGTCCAAATAACGAATGGCTGGGTTTAATTCAGACCCAGTTCCATCAGTAACATTAATAGTGGGTATCTCAGCAACACCACCTATTTTTACCCATATATCAGAGTCAGCATTAAACAGTACAAATCTGGCATCTGTTGGGACTGCTATGGCATTGGCATCATTAGCAACAAGCACATAGTTGTTTATATAGCCTTGCTTAACAGCGTAAGTGCCTTCTGGGACTACTGGGACATCTTCTAAGCCACTAGTTGATAGATTACGATAACTTATAAAAGGGTCTAAGGACATTTACTATACCTACTTTTTTACAATCCGAGAACTCTTTTTGGGTGTAGCTATAGGTTTTCTGATTGAAGGTTTAAAATCTTCTTTTGCAGCAGGTTTTTCTTCAACCACCATAGGAGCCACAACAGGTTTCTTGTCTGCAACAGTTGGTATTACAGCTGGTTTAGCCTCTGATTTTGCAGGCAGTTCGGGTTTCTTTGTTGGATCAGCCCAAGAATAAGCCCCACCAGCAACATACTCTTTTGCATCAACAGCATGTACAACGGTTACAGCTTCACCAGTGCTCTTTTTATACACAATTGGCATTGTTTTTACCTCCATGTACTTAGATTAACTACTTTTTTAGGTTGTTCGATCCATCCTCATAAATTATACTTAGAAGGTCTGGTGAGTGGTCAATCGCCCTCACCCTACAGCTGTGGACCCAGCTGAGGAACTATGTTAAAATAGTTCCTATTGTAAACTCCAGCCTTTTTTAGTCATACCAAACTCCTCAAATACTTTAGCAACATCTTTTCGTAGGCCACTCTCAAACTCACTTTGGGTTTTATCCAAAACTACACCAAGTTGATCTAATGTACGACATCCTTGTTGAAATGTAGCCATCGATAAATGGAATAAGCAGTAAGATACAGATTCTGGTGTGTTTGCGTAAGTGAATCTATTCCCACTTGCGATTGGGTCTTTTTGATAATCATCATACGCCTGTAAAAATCCCCGCGCACCTTGTATAAGTAAATTCATATCTTGTATCCAAACACCATATTCAGTGAGGGACATTAACAAATCAAGATCTTTGGGGTGTTCTTTTAGACCCGTTAGCAACCATTTCTGAGCATTCTTTTTATCCATCAACTTACGATAAACATGGCATGCTGTACAATAAATAGAGTCATTAAATGCAACTCCTGTTCGTGCAGATGTTTCTTCGTATCTTTCAATGTATATAGCTGCGTTATTATACTCACTGTAGGCAGTATATGCCTGAATAAGATAAAACATTGCAACTACATCATCTGGATTCTCTTCCAAACGTTTAGTCAGCAGACCTTCAGTTCTAGCACGTTTTGCGATTGTCTGCTCAGGCGTGAGATCATACCCATAATGTTTGAGAGAGACTATTGGGCAGAAAAGAGCTTCCGGTTTCCCAATAAGTATTTTTGGTTGGTTGTGTACGATGCCTTCGTATCGCATTACTCCTTTACGAAACAATCGCACAGAATTAAATTGCATGGCTTGCATATCCTTTTGGATATCATGCAAAGTGATTGCCACGGATTGGCAATCGGCTGGTACTTTTCCAAGCCACTTTCTTAAATCAGATGCAGACAAAGAATCTTCTACAAACAGCTCTTCATCTGCATCAAAGATTAGTAACCAGTCTCCAGATGCATAATCCATAGACTGGTTCCTGTGCTTGGAAAAATCGTTTTCCCATGGATGATGATACACTTTTGCCCCAAACGATTCTGCAATAGACACACTACTATCGTTCGAGCCTGTATCAACAACTATCAGCTCGTCAGCTATACCATTTAATGACGATAAACAACGTTTTAAATTGTGCTCTTCATTCTTTATCATCATGCAGACGGATAGCGTAACTTTTTGCCCCGAATCTTCCATCACGCTTCTCCATCTTTTTAGGTTATGATGTCACTTAAATAAACCTCGTACTGAACACCAGTACCACCAGTATTCAAATCAACAGATATATAATGACGTAGATATCTATACACAGTGTCATCAAAATCGTTGGTAAAAGGCACAATATACCTGCCTACACCAGAGTTTATTGTTGCTAACGAGCTTCTGCCTGTATTAAGAGCATTAGCACCCCCAAGTTCAGTGATTACAAGATCAACACCTGTGGTAAAGGAGCTGTTTTTACTTCCCTGCAACCGCATTTTTATATGAGTAGTTTCAGTAATACTACCCATGCTGTACATATTAACGACCACATCACCACGAGTACGACCTCCGCCAGTATCGTAGTATTTATCCGTCCCTACAGGGTCTTCTCCTACCATACTAGTGGCAACAGTACCTTTTGCCTTCAGTATTAAGAGGTCATCTACAATCCGTCCTCTAGCACTTTTTAAAAAATCCATATAAGCCATTTGTACACCTCACTATATCAAAGGTTATTATTAAATTAGGTTATAATATCACTGAGATAACACTCATACTGTAAATTAAGATTAGCTGTGAGAACACCACTTGCTAAAGTGTTAGCAACAGTAACATAATGACGTAAGTATCTGTATACAGTGTCATCAAAATCGTTGGTAAAAGGCACAATATACCTGCCTACACCAAAAACATCATTAGTAGCCAGACTTGAATTGCCTGTAAGCACATTGGCTTTACCAAGTTCAGTGATTACAAGATCAACACCTGTGGTAAAGGAGCTGTTTTTACTTCCCTGCAATCTCAATGCAAAAAGGGTGTTTGTTGCAAGCGTTGACCCTATGGCATACACATTATACACCACATCACCACGGGTACGACCTCCACCAGTATCAATATATTTATCAGTCCCAATAGGACTTTCGCCTACCATACTAGTGGCAACAGTACCTTTGGTTTTTAGTAATAGGAGGCTATCATAAACCCGCCCCCTAGCACTTTTTAAAAAATCAATATAAGCCATCTGTCTACCTCATCATGTTAAAAGTTATATTAGGCAGTTACAACTGAATCAGTGATGCCATAAAGTCTGGCAGCAGCCCTTGCCCGCAGAATAGCCATAGAAACATACCATTCAATCCTGGTACGGTAAACGGGTTTGGTATCAATCTCACCCATATCCCTAACATCCATGTCACCATTCTGCAAACCAACAACACCATTCTCTGCAAAAGACAAGCAGTAGATAGATGTACTGGTGGAACTAGTACCATCTGAGGAAAGCTCGGTAAACGGCATAATGTCATCGTAGTTATTATCCTTATCAGCGATCATGATAGGCAGATCGTTGTACTTCGTAACCCTACG